AAGCCTCCGGCGAAGCAAAAAGCGATATCACAAAGGAATTGGAAATGACTCCAGAACAATTACAAAAAATGTTGGCCGACGCTGCTACTGCTGCTGCCGACCAAGCCACTAAGTCTCTGCTAGCTGCTCAAGAAAAAGCTGCTGCTGAAAAAGCTGCTGCCGCTGCAACTCAAGCTGACCTAGATGCAAAAATCAAGGCTGCTGTTGCACTAGCAACACCAAGCACAACTGGTGCTGAAGCACTACTAGCCGAAGTTGAGAAGCGTTTTGCTGCTCAAGCCGACGAAACTAAGTCTGTTGTTGCAGGCCTAGAAGCTAGCCTAAAAGAGAAGGCAGCTGAATTAGAAGCCATTCAAAAGTCACGTATGCAATTCACAGACGGCAAAGCCGGTGAAATGTCTTATGCTGACAAAGAGAAGGCCGTTATTCTCGCAAAGATGGTTGGCAAAGGCCTAGAAGGCACTAAGTTTGGCCGTGAAATGGTACAAAAGTACGGTGCTCACGTTCCAAGCGCAACTTGGGAACTAGAAGTTTCATTAAACATGGAAAACGAAGTTCGCCGTCGTTTAGTTGTTGCCCCTAACCTACGTAGTATTGCAATGCAAACTAACGTAATGACTATTCCTGTGAACCCAGAAGCTGGTGTTGCAACATGGATGGCTAACACAGCATTCGGTACAACTGATTCCGCTGGTAGCAACGCAACACACGCGCTAAAAGAAATCACTCTAAATGCGTATAAAGTTGCCACAAACGAATACGTTGCTTACGAAGAAGAAGAAGACGCACTATTGGCAATTATGCCTGTTATCCGTGACGCCATGGTTCGCCGTGTTGCTCGCGCTGTTGACCGTGCTATGCTACGTGGTGCTGGTTCCGGTTCAGACCCAGTTAAAGGTCTAGCAACTTACGACGCAGTAAGCGCCGTTAACTTAGATATTAGTGATGCTGCTAAACTAACAGTTGCAAATCTGCAAGCTATGCGTCGTGACCTAGGTGCATGGGGTCTAGACCCAGCAGAACTAGTTTACATCGTAAGCACAGAAGGTTACTACGACCTGCTAGAAGACACAAACTTCCTAACAGTCGACAAAGTTGGTCAACAAGCCACTCTGTTAACTGGTCAAATCGGTGCAGTTGGTAATACTCCAGTTCTAGTAAGTGCTGAGTTTGCTGACAAAGCCGCAGGTACAGTTGGCGCAATTTGCTTTGCACCAGGTAACTTCTTGGTTGGTAATCAACGCGGTCTACGTGTTGACACACAAGACCTAGTAGAAACACAACGCCGTGTTATGGTAGCTAGCCTACGTACCGGTATGACTCAAGTTACAACTAACCTAGGTGCTGGTGTTTCGGCCCTACGTTTCGTAGCTTAATCTACATAAGCAAGACCCTTCGGGGTCTTGTTTTATAAGTGTATACGGTACACTTATAAAACAAGAAAGGTATGCTAAATGGGAGCAAATTTAATCACAAAAGCGGAATATAAAACATACGCTGGCATCACCTCCACCAACCAAGATGCAGAAATCGATCTTTTAATTCCACGAGTAAGCGAGCTAGTAAAAACATACTGCCGCCGTACATTTGTAGACTACTACAACGAAGTCAGAACAGAAGTGTTTGCTGGCGGATACGGATCAATCATACTAAAAGAAACGCCTGTTGTACAGGTACTAAGTGTGCAAATAAGCACAGACTATGGTCAAAATTACAGTGACTTAACTGAGTTTGTAGATTGGGTTAAAGACGGCGACTATATAGTTAGTATCAATCCACGAGGATTTGAGCCACTTATTAATGGATACAGTGTAAGCTACTTTGCAGGATATGAAACAGTACCGCAAGACCTACGTTTAGCTGTGTTAGATTTAGTTACCTACTATCGCAAAAACGATGGTGCTATCCACTCAACAAAAGCGCCAGGCACTAATGCCGTACAGATTGAATATATTTCAACTACTAGTCTACCCGCACATATTAAACGTGTACTAGACTTATATGTATCGGATTATACATAATGGTTACTAAAGTAACTTTAAAAGATCTAATAGATGACTTAGACCCTGAAATACGTAGACTTTTATATGAAGAAACCCGTACAGAGTTAAACAAAAGACCACATATATTAGACATTAGTTATAAATCTTTACTAGTAAACAAAACCGATGACTATACTGATGCAGAATTTAGAGAGTTACACAAAACCTTGCTGCTAGTAGTCAAAGAAAACGCCAAAAGGCAGTATAATTCTATTGACGATCCAGGTATAAAAAACAATTTTAGTAGCAAAACTCCTTATTTAGTATACGTATCCGCAGGAGAAAGTGTTCAAATATTAATGGCTAAGTCTTTTGACGCAATTGGAACATTTATGACCTTAGTTTCAAAAGATGCTAGGTTAGTAGACTCTATTTATGGCCAAAGAATAAAAAGTAAAAAAGAAGTGCTAAATAGAGCGGGTAAGTTTACCGGGGACTATAAGATAGATTATGAAAGAGCTGCACAACTCGGCCATATCGGTACTAGAGAAGACGTATACTTTACAAACCCTCTAATAGATAAAGTATCTGGGTTACTGGACTATGCTTCCTTACGCGCTAATAGTGTTTTAGAAAAGTATGTTACAGACTCTTTAAATGACATATATAATATACAAGCTAACATTGACTATAGCTTCAAAAATAACACACCAGAAGCTTTAGAAAAGTTTGAGAATATATTTGGAAGTATGTATGTTGTTATTACGTTACAGAGCTACGATGTAAACCAAAAATTTTCTAGAACTGAGTTCGAAATATTTAACGTACTACAAAGAAAAATATCTCAACTAGCAAGCAAGCACTTACAAGAAAAATTCCACTTAACTTCTGGATCCAATACTGCCCTAGAGGATATGCAACAAGCTTTAGTTAGTATATTACGAACTGGTAAAATTAAACTAACTAAACATCCTAAAAGACTCCAGAAAAGTCCTAAAAAACAGGTAAATAAACCCGCCAAGTTGCCAGTAAACAACGGTATAAGAGTAACTGTACCAAAACCTAAGAGTAAGGCTACGGAAAGTGTAGTTAACCTTACCAGTCTACAAAATCTAATCAACCAACAACTACAGGATGTGATTAGCGCTAACATGGGTAACGGTAATTCCCGAACCTTGCTAAACTATCGTACAGGCCGTTTGGCTAGCTCAGCAAAAGTAGAGACTATGGCAGAATCGCGAGCCGGAATGATAACTGCTTTTTATAGTTATATGAGAAACCCGTATGCAACTTTTAGTGACGGTGGTCGTCAGCAATACCCTAAGTCACGCGACCCTAAATTGCTAATATCCAAGTCAATTCGTGAAATTGCAGCAACCCAAGTAGGCAATCGTTTAAGGGCCGTTAACATATGAGTCGTAGAACTTCAATAATTCGTGCACTAACAGAAAAGCTCAAAGCCATTGACGGAACTGCACCATATCAAACCAACTTATCTAACAATGCTTATGCCAAGCTAAAGTTCTGGGACGAAGTCGAAGATTTTCCAGCAGTTTACTTGACACCGGGATCCGAACAGCGCGAGTACCATCCTGGCGACTTTGCCTGGGGATTTTTAGGCATAGGCGTAAAAGTATACTGCCGTGGGGAACTAGCCCAAGACCAATTAGAGCAGTTATTAGAAGACATAGAACGTTGCGTGGATGCAAATCGCGTATTAGTCTACGACGCCACCAACAACTATGAAACAACTGAAATCTTAATTCAGTCAATTACTACTGACGAGGGGCTACTAGCACCTTATGCAGTCGGTGAAATTAACTTACAAGTGCGTTACGCCATAATGTAAGCTCTCGCGTTACAGCAACCGCAACAGATAAAAGTCTAGTTAAAGTGCTACAACGCCAAACTAAAAAGGAAATGAAATATGTCATTTAATTTAATTCGTAACAGTAGAGTGTTTTTCACAACAAACGTGAACTCTGCCGGAGCCGTACTTTTAACAGGCCTTTCAAAAACAAACACATTTGAAATTCAAGTTCAAGACGGGTTTAGTTTTAGTCAAGCTACAACACAAGAAACTGTTACCGTTAACGAAGCAGGTCTAACACCTGTTCGCGGTCAGCGCAGTTTTAACACTGCACTAGAGCCAGTAGACTGGAGTTTTTCAACCTATATTCGCCCTAAATTTGAACCAGCTGGGGCAGGCACTAGTGACGACTTCGTTAATTGCGAAGAATCTGTGCTATGGAACGCAATAGCCGGTACTGGAGCAATTGGTGGTGCCGGTGCAGGTTGGACGGCTACTGCAGGTACAACACCAGTCTCAACAGTTGCTTTTGGTAACTCAAACGCACACCAACTACAAAGTTTTGGTTTAATTATTGCGTTTGAAAGCGCAGTTTATGTTATCAACAACTGTGCCGTTGAATCTGCCACCATTGATTTCGGCTTAGACGCTATTGCGTCAATTGCTTGGGCTGGTCGCGGAACAACAATGAGCCAAGTAGCTGCTACAACTCTGACCGATGACGTTGCAAACGGCGAAGTAGACTTCTCTGGTGGTTTAGCCGGTGCAGCTAAAATTCGTGATACTGCTGCCAAGTACATTGCCAACAAGCTGTCTACAATGACACTGGCACGTACAACGTTCCAAGGTCAAGGCGCCAAGACTTATACTCTGGCACTAACCGGTGGTAGCTTAACAATTGCCAACAACCTAACTTACCTAACACCAGCTAACTTGGGCACAGTTAACACACCAGTGGCTCAGTTCACAGGTACTCGTGCAATTAGTGCAACCGTAAACTGCTACTTACGCACAGGCACTAACGAATCTGCCACACTGCTAAGCGACTTGTTAACAATGAGTGCAACAGATGACGAGAACCAGTTTAACTGTACGATCGACCTAGGCGGTAGCACTAACAGCAACAGAGTTACATTCTTGATGCCATTTACAATGTTGGGAATTCCAGCAATTAGTACAGAGCAGGTTATTAGTAGCACAATTACTTTAATGCCTCAGGCAGGTAGTACAACTGCTTACAACTTGGCTAATACCAACGAACTATCAATTGAATACAGAGCAATTGCTTAAGCAGTAGCTTGTTTACAAGGTACCGGATTGATCCCCGGTACCGCTTTTTTCACTTTAACATAATAAATATTACCTATGTCAATTTCCTTAAAAAATCTGCTAGTTCCTTCAAAAGCTCTAGAGGTTGAATACCCAGGGATGCCTGAATTTAAAATTCAAGTTGCTTTTTTATCTCGCGAAACACTACAAACAATTCGCAAGAAGTCTACAAAAACCAGTTTCAAAAATCGTCAGCCAGTAGAAGAACTAAACGACGAACTGTTCCTGGAGCTTTACGTTAAAAATGCAATCAAAGGCTGGAGTGGCCTAAAATTAAAGTATTTGGAACAACTTGCACCAGTAGATTTAACTGGACAAGATGCCGACGCTGAGCTAGAGTACAGCGAAGAAAACGCACTTTACTTAATGAAAAATTCCACAAATTTTGACAGTTTTGTAAGCGAACAGGTAACAGACCTGGGAAACTTTTCAGCGAACAAATAATATTACTGCGAGATCAGATTCGCAGATACTTTCAAAACACTGATGTACACATGACAAAGGAAACATACTTTGAAATGTGTGAAATGTTAAACCAAGAACCACTTGACGCCGAAATTCCAGTTGATATCAATGACTTTTCAGACCTAGTGCAGCACTGCTTTATGGCGTATGGAATTTTACCAGATCGTTGGGACTCGATGGGTGGTGGTTATATGGGCAAAGACTATTCCATAGTTTTTGAACTGTTTCGTGTATACGGTATTGAAGATAACTCAGAAATATTACTTTGTTTGGAATTGCTACAGCACATGGACAGTGTGCGTCAAAAGTTAATTGCAGAAAAAATAAAATCAAAAAGCCCGCAGCAGTAAAAAGCTTGCGGGCTTTTTTGTAGCTAAAAAAATTTGGTTTGACAAAACCGTGCCTGTATGATATAATCGTGTAAACTATAAATCCCAGTTTTGATTTTAAGTCTGGGACAAGTGTACAGCTATTAGGAGAACAAATGGCCACACAAAATGTAAACATTGGCATTAATGTAAGTGACAATGGAACCGCCAAAAAAGTTGTTAAAAACTTTCAAGAGATAACAGCCGCAGCAAATCAAGCACAACGCGCCGCAGGCGGTATTAACCAGCCTGTTAAAAGCACAATGGCTCCTGGCGGCACCAGTGGTTCGCGTAGGGCATCCGAGCCTACTGGCTCGCAACAAATGATGAGCGGACAACAGTACGGCAGCGCTCGCGGCAGTGCGGGCTTAACCGGCGCTAGTGCTCGTGATTTTGCCAACCAAGCGCAAGGTCTTGGTGGATTAGTTCGCCTATACGCTACTTATGCTGCTAACGTATTTGCGGTTAGTGCTGCCTTTACTGCACTAAGTAATGCTGCAGATACCGCTAACTTGATAAAAGGTATGAATCAAATCGGTGCAGCCAGTGGTGTTGCGCTAGGTACACTAAGTAAACGTCTGGTAGAAGTCACAGACGGAGCTATTAGTATGCGCGAAGCCATGGAAACTGTTACAAAAGGTATCAGTAGTGGTATGAGCTCTAAACAAATTCTAGATATTGGTAATGTAGCCAAAAAAGCTTCACAGGCACTTGGTATAGACATGACTGATGCCGTAAGTCGCTTAAGTCGTGGTATTACCAAGCTAGAGCCAGAACTATTAGATGAACTAGGTATTTTTACTAAAATTGATCCTGCGGTTCAAAAATATGCACAAAGTATTGGTCGTGCCGCTAACTCGCTAACTGATTTTGAACGTCGCCAAGCCTTTGCAATTGCTGTATTAGAAGAAGGCAACAAAAAGTTTGGGGCTATTGAACTTGATGCAAACCCATACTCTAAATTCTTAGCAACTTTAAAAGATGTGGGATTTACTGTACTTGATGTTGTAAATAAAGCCGTAGTGCCTTTAGTTAGTTACTTATCACAAAGCCCAACTGCACTATTAACTGTGCTTGGTGCTGTTGGCGCTATAATTGTTCGTCAAGCATTACCTGCTTTTGGTCAATTTAGAGCAGGCTTAGAAAGTGCTGCAGAAGATGCTAAAGAACGAGCAATTGCACGAGCACAAGATGCAGCAGCAGCACAAGATGCTATTGCAGAATCTGTAAAACAAGCCGCAGATGCTAGAGTAGAAGGTCAGGTTGCAAAAGTAGTTGCGGCAGAATCTCGTATAAAAGATATAAAGTCTGGTAGTATTAAAAAGCAATCCGCGCTTTATAAAATATTAGAAAAAGACCTAGAAGATATTACCGAAAAAGACCTTAAGCGTATGGAAACTACAGCAAAAGGTTTAGAGACACGAGGATTAGAGGATCAAGCCAAGGCATACCGCGATACCGCACAAGCTGTACGAGACTATCAGCTAGAGAGCACTCGTTATCAAAAAGCCTTAGAGAATGAAGAACAGCGAAGAACTAAAGCTTTAAAGTGGTATAGTATTGAATCTATTACTATGGAAACTGCTGAACGAGCCAAACAGCAAGCTGTCCGCGCGTCTATTGTAAGCAATGCAGCATATCAAGCTAGTTTAGTAGGCGTTACGCGAGCAATGATTGCTGCTAACGCGGCCATTACAAAAGCAGGTATTACCGGATTTGCAGCTTTTACGTTACAAGTAAAAGCAGGAGCAGCCGCAATTGGTGGAGCATTAGCAACGATAGGAACCGCAGTAAATAGATTATTAGGCGTAGTTGGTATACTGTTAACAGCCTATAGTATTTTGGACAGCTTCTTAGACGGGGCTAGTAAAGAAATCGGAGCTTTTGATAGCGCAGTAGATAAAGCAAACTCTAGTGCAGAGGCTTTAAGTAAAACCTACGAAACAATTTATAAAAACGATCCTTTTTCTGCTCAGTCTGTACAGGCTCGCGGTACTGCACTAATGGAAGTAGCAGATGGTTTTACAGAAATAGCAAAAACAGCTCGCGAAGCTCAAAAAGCCATAGATCAAAGCTGGTGGGCTCAGTTAAAAGAAGGGGTTGGCTTAAGCGGTGTAAATCGTAATTTTGGTAAAAGTATTGCTACACAGTTAACAACATTACTTAAAACTATTGACGATCCTGAAGCTAAAAAGTCCTTGGAAGATACAGCAAAAAAACAGCTAGGAATTACTAAATTAAGTTTTGATGATATTGCAGCCGCAGCAAAACGTGTTGGAGCTACTTCACCAGAAATAAAAAAACTACAAGATGCAATTACAGGACTAGCTACACAAGCAAAAATTGCAGGTGCTGCGTCTGCACAATTTGCTGAATCTTATAAAAAAGTAACAGATCAAATTGAAAAAATTAATCAAAAATTTGGTGTTACCGACGATATTGCTGTGTTTGCAATAAACAGTGCAAATGCTCTAAATGATTTAGACAATCTACTATCACAAGGTGTAACAAAATCAGCAGACGGTTTAGTAACGGCATTAAAGGGTATTGGGCAAGGTAGTAATATTTTCGGAGATTTAGGTCTACAACTAGCACCACTAGCAGACAGCGCTAGTGCATTTAAAAAGCAAATGTCTGAAGCCCAAACAGAAGTAGTTAATCTAGCCAAAGAACTTGAAGATTTAAATTCTAAGGAAATAAAGCGGGATAGTTTCTATGTCACACGTAAAAATGTCAG